AATAATTGTATGTTATCAGTTTTATCAATTGTGTCAATACCGTATGTTTCGATAATATATTTTTAGAATTATCTTTCAACATTTTTCTTATAATATTGATATCATTGTCTATAAATGTATCGATTGTATTATCATTTACACGGTATTTTATAGATTGTTCTGCTGATATCGTTTTTTGTTTGTCCAAAAAATCTTGCAAAAAATCTTGTTTGTTGGGATAGTTATGATAATAATGACGCAAATTACTTCGATAATCTTCCACAATTACTTTTTTTAATGAATAATCTGTATCAAATAAATCATTTATCGTTCTAACAATAATATTATTCGCAAAAGAACTAGTAATATAATTTTCTACATTATCTTCTTCGAAATTAATAATGTGAATATTTATTTTTTTTCCTATTTTTGTCATTTTTGTTGGATCTGAACAATTACAATCTTTTTCTTCTTTTATAGTTTTCATATTATTATAATATTTCATCGTTTCAAAATCGGCCATAGCATTATCATCAATATCTAAACATGGTTTCTCATCTGATTCATCATTTTCAGTTATCTTGTAGTGTCCTATTTGCCTACATTGAAATTGATCTTTTCTAGATAAACTAGATATATAAATAATCAGCAATATTAGTATAAAAAAAAATATAAAATAGTTTATCATTATTATTATTATATATTTATTTTATTTATAATTTATTAGTCATATTCACTGTATGAAAAGGTATCACTATCACTATCATTATTATATGACACATTAATAACAATATATGGTTTCATATCACTTTGTCTAACAATATCTCCACGACAGGTCGGACAATTTGGTATATTGCCAGTTGATGATTGTTGTGAAACCCATTGATTTAGACACGTTTTATGAAAACAATGACCACAATCAGGAACTACCGAATGTTTTGAATTGTATTCTTTGCTCGTAATATCTTCCATACAAATTGCACAAAAATCAGTTGTATTACTTTCATTCATTTTTTTGTTAGATTTGTTTAACATTTCAATATATGTTTTGTTCAATTTATTATTAACAATAGGAGCTTTTTTTTGTTCAAAATAGTCTATATATTTATATCTACAATCATTTATTTTTTTTTTGATTGGGTCATATATACATTCTGTACAAAATATAAATATTATAATTAATCCAACAAAATACAGAGGGAAAATTGCTATCATAAATATATATGAGGATTGCGAATCATCATCATCATCATTGCCATATGTAGCATTCGACATATTATACATATATGTAGCATTCGGCTGTATTGGGCCAAAATCATCCATCTGGAATGAAGACAAATTGAAACTCATTCGTTTTTGAGATAAAACTTAATAATCAAATTAAGTATAAATTTAAATCAATTTTATATTAACAATGTTTTTTAGTACAAGACATACACAATCCTATACAACAAAGACATGCTATTGGTAATGTAAATACTAATACATACACATAGGCTTCTGTGTGATTGGATATGTACGTTGTATTCATCTATTAATATATAATAATTAGTATTTAAGCCTATTAATAAATATTGTTATATATGAACCGGCCTAGTTGGGATGATTATTTTAAGGAAATAGTGTGTGTAACAGCAAAGCGATCATCGTGTCATCGATTAAAAGTGGGATGTGTATTGGTAAAAGATAATAGAATTATAGCACAAGGGTACAATGGATTTCTTCCAGGATGCCCTCACAAATCTATTGTAAGAAATAATCATGAACAATCTACAGTTCATGCCGAACAAAATACTATAGCGGATTGTGCTAAAAGAACCGTGAGTTGTTTAAATTCCACAGCATATATTACCCATTATCCATGTATTAATTGTGCTAAAATATTATTAGCATCTGGAATTAAAGAAATTAAATATATAAATGATTACAAAAACGATGAATTAGTACAAGAATTTTCTAAACAATGTAATGTAACTATATTAAAAATATAAATATTAAAAAAAATATAAATATTAAAAAAATATAAATATTAAAAAAAATATAAATATTAAAAAAAATATAAATATAAAGACATTATACTTATAATAAGTAATGAAGGTAATATTAGAATATATATGGCTAGATTCTGATTTAGAATTACGTTCTAAAACAAGAACTATGGAACCAAGAGAAAAATGGATTTTAGATGATATTCCTTCTTGGAATTATGATGGTTCATCTACGGGACAAGCCAAAACTGATGATAGTGAAATTATTTTAAAACCCCAAGCAATGTTTAAATGTCCTTTCAGAAAAACAGGACTACTTATTATGTGCGATACATATGATACCCAAAATAACCCTCTTCCAACTAATAATCGACATAATGCTGATATAATATTTAATGAAAATTTAGGAGAAGAACCTTGGTTTGGACTAGAGCAAGAATTCTTTATAGAACTAGGAGATGATGAAGGAGAACCACCTGTCGAAAAACATTATTGTGGTATCGGTGTAAATCCTATATGCAGAACTATAATGGATGAACATTTAGACTCATGTTTAAAGGCTGGTATCCATATTTCAGGAATCAACGCTGAAGTAGCTAATGGGCAATGGGAATATCAAGTTGGGCCAACAACAGGTATTAGTAGTGGTGACCATCTATGGGTGTCGCGGTATATTTTAATGCGAATCGCTGAAAAACATAGTGCCACTATTAATTTTGATCCAAAACCATATCAAGATAGTAATGGTTCGGGGTGTCATACAAATTATAGTACAGAATCAATGCGGGATGAAAATGGAATTGATATTATTAATCTGTCGATCAAAAAATTGAGTAAAAAACATAAAGAACATATGGATGTATATGGAAATGACAATCATTTAAGAATGACTGGTAACCATGAAACTTCCAATTTTAATGAATTTACATGGGGGATTGGATCTAGAAGTTCTTCTATTAGAATTCCAAGTGAAACATCTAAAAATGGCAAAGGTTATTTTGAAGATAGAAGACCGAGTTCAAATATGGATCCATATTTAGTTACTAGCAAATTATTCAAAACAACTATTTTAGAATGTTAAAATTAACAATTAATATCTTGACATATCGTATTTATAATATTTATTGTTTTATTTAAATATGGAGATGCTTCATTATAAATTAATGATATTATGTTATTAAATCTTACTAAAAATATAAGATTTATTGTTGTTATTGATATTGATAGTATTAACAGTATTAATACTATCATCATATTTATTTTAAAATTATTAGTGTAAATATAGTTATTTTTACGTGTATTTATTAAAAGTGGTGTTTGTGTATTCATAGACATAATCAATGTTTAATGTTTAAATTAAATTTATATAATATAATTAATGGAATTAGAAACAATTAATAACAAGGCATTCAATTTATTTTTAACAAAAAAAGAAAAAAGAATAATTAAATCTATTACCATTGACAATAAATTAACAGGACATAAAATTAAAATTGATAATACATTAGTTAAAACAAAAGCAATACAATTATGGAATATTATGACAGAAGAAAAACAAACAAAATATATTGACAAAATTAAACATGAATTAGATATATCCTATAATTTTGTTTCCTTATAAGTATAGTTAAATGTATTAATAAAGTGAACGATTTCATATACACTGAATACACATATTATCATTATGTATATCACTTAAATTAATATATTTTATAGTAGTATAATTATTAATTTCAGTTGATACATCATTTTCTATTCCATTATTACAATGATAATATATTTTTGGTGATGCTATTCTCACATGTAGTTCATTTACACCATGTTCGTTAAATTTATTTACTATTGTGTTAAGTTCTTTATTTTCAGATTTAGAAACTAATATTATATTTTTATTCAACACAGTATCATTTAGTGTAAAACTATTTTCTTTTAATATAATTGGTTCATAGCGTATATTCAAATAAGAGGCATATTTCATAGCAATATTTACATTACTATTAGGTATACCAACTACAATAAATCTAAATTTAGTGTCTAATATAGTTTGTTCTTCAGTTTTTGCTAATGTCTCAATAAATGAGTCTCTCATTATAGAGACATCTATATTATTTGATAGTGTTTTACTATTCATTATATCTATATATTCATACAAACAATGTTTTTTTGTTGCGGATTCACTATAAATTGTGCTAAGAGTTAATTTATCTATTTTTAATATTGATCCTGGCTTGACATCTATTATATTTACGTATTTAAAATACCCATTTATTTCAGAAGATACATGAAAGCCATATTTATTAATAGTATACATTAATGGCTTGAATCCATATTTATCTCTCATTACATAAATAATATTATTAATATGTAATATGATTGAATATGCCATATCATTATTTTTAATAAACTCAATTAATCCTTCTTCAATTGTTTCATTATCTTTAGCATTTACAACCCGTTCAAATATTTTATAATATTTTTCTTCACCATCTATTATTATATCAATTAATCCAAATTTACATTCAATTCGTGTATCAATATTATTACTATATTTGGTTGTATATCCTAAAAATAATGGAGATGTATAATTATCATACTGTTTATAATTTTTAATTAATCCATCAATATGTATCATAGAATCATTTAAATAACCGAATGATCTTTTACCACGATGTTGAATATAATCTAAATAATTTAGATAAGTGTCTAAACTTATATCATTTTTGCTAGAAATACAAAGTATCCCATTCATTAAATATATACATTAATTATCTTTAGTATTAAAAAATTGATTTAAAATGTATCATTTAATTTCATTTAATACAATGTCAGCATTACAACAATTTTTAAATAAATATACAAGTAATAATATTGTTACCATCAATAAACACGAATTATTAAATTTTTTAACTCGAAAAAAAACACCAAGACAATTAGAAATAATAAGAATTAAAAATATTTGTCACCACATTAATACTAAATCAAATATAGGATTGAAACTAAAATATGATTATAACAAACAATACAATCAAGTTATTGATGTTGTTGAAAAGGCTGGAAATAACACAGACCATTATGATATTATGATTCATCATATTGACAACACACGCCGAAAAATTGAAGTAAAAAGTTCGGAAAAATTTAAACCAATTATAAACGATACAGATAAACCATGGTTTATCGGAGTTCAATTTTTAAATGGACCTGGAAATAAATTTAGCATTACTCAGTATTATGCTAAATTATGGTATGATACTATTATTTGTAATCCAACTATTATAACAAAATATACAAATATACCACCACCCTCATTTGATATATGGAAAGAAAAAGATGCATTCAAATGTGGTGATCCAACATCAAATTTTGGATTAGAACTTAAAAAAAACTATAGATTAAAACATCCACATAACAATTTAATGGGGAAAAAATATACAAGCATGAATGGCAAATTTGGATCACCAATTGATTATCGGAAAATGGTAAATGATTTATTTGTTTTTGATCAACATAAAGAACAACTTATTAAAGAAGTTCAAATAGCATATAATACATGTATGAAAGATAAAGAGGGATGGTTACAAACATTTGGCGATATAAATGATTGTTCTAATTTTAATTACAAATGGTACAACCAAATATATTCAAAAACTATATTAGATGTAATATGTATTAAAAAAGAAGATTTAATATTCAAATTTATATGTGATGATGGTTACACATTTAATGCTATTTTACGATGGGGAAAAGGAACTGGATTTTCAAATATACGATTAGATTTAAAATAATATACAGCATCATTATGTTAATTTTTGTATAATCATTGTGATTAATGGTGGTGGGACAGCATTTCCTATTTGAACAATTTGTTGCGATGTATTTCCAACTAATTTGTAATCTTCCGGAAACCCTTGTATTTGTTTTAATTCAAATGGCAACAAACATCTAAGATAATATCCATTTTTATTTTTAAGTGGTACAAATAATCTTGGTTGTCTAGCATATGTACAAATAATAGTTTTTGATGGATTCCTAATATCAATAATTTCACCATGTATTGATGATTCTCTTTTTCCGAAAGAAAGACGTGTTGGATATGTTATACCATTATAAACATAATCTTTATCTTTTGCTAACAATTTTAAATTAGGATGTGGTTTATAGTTACACTCACTTGTTTTATTCTCATCATTGCTCATATCAGTCAAAATACATTCATCAGGTATTTGTGACATATCAAAGTCGTCTTTATTTATTTTAATACTACCAGTCATATTGAAGGTTATAATATCTTTCAAATGTGGCTTTGTATCTATTTTACTTGGAAAATTGTATTCTTTTTTAATTGTGTTTTTTATCCCAACAATTATTAATCTACGTCTTTCTTGAGGTATTCCATATTCTTCTGTTTTCAAAACTTCATATTTAATTTTGTAACCTATATTTTCAAATGATTGTTTTATAATATCAATATAACTTATTTTAAGTATATCATAGTAATGTTGAATTTGTTCTAAACAATTTTTTTTTTCTTTAAAATGATCATATTTATCATATAATATATCAATAGATGGCGATATGTTACTAGATTTATAACTCAAAATAGAATATTCATTTTTTTTAACGTCCTTTACAAAATGACTCACTTCACCATATAGTGTATTACATAACATTTTTAATTCTTTTATTGTATCTAATAGTTTTTTTTTAAGAATAGTAAGTTCGGATAATAATTCTTGAATATCATACACATTTTTTGACACTAAAGTGTACATTTTTGGAAATAGTGTTGTCAAATGATATTTTTCGAAATAATGTTTAACATCACTAACATTAACTAAATTAGTAAAGTCAGTAACACTATCATCCGTAATAGTATATTTAGTTTGTAATCCCATTACATTTTCACCAATAATATAATCTGGCCGAATCAATCTAGCCGCTCTAAGAAATTCTTTAAACAATGTATTTCTTGGATCATCCGCCTGTTTTTTTCCAGCATTTGAAAATCCTTGACATGGAAATCCAGCAAATATCAGATTTACAATGCCTCTGTATTTTTCAAAATCAGAATCTAATGTTTTAGTAATATCACCATTTCCTAATAAATTACAATCAAAGTTCAAATCATGTGTTTGCCTAAATACCTTATCTTTTTCGGAATATGCTATTAATTCCCATCCAGAATTAACAATTCCTAATGAATCACCACCCATACCCGAAAATAAACTCAATGCTTTTTTCTGACTTACATTAAGTTTTGGTTTTACATTGAATTTAGGCATATATTATTAAATATACTTTGATTTTAAATATATTTCAATTTTTAATAATTAGAGTTTTATATTAAATATTAATATATATTATCGATTATTCAATAAAACTAATTCACATTCCTTTTTTAATGTATCCACTAACATTTTATCACTTTCATCGTAAAATTTTCGAAATTTTTCGTAATTATTAACAGACTCGTTATTGTTATCATAGTAACTATCTAATATAAAATATTTACCATCCATTAAATCATTTATGGTTTCTTCCTTATTTTTATAAATCCATTTATTATTACTAAATATTTTGACTTTATTATCGTTTTTATTTGTTAATGCTATATTTTTATTTTCTGGTTTATTTTCACTAAAATGAACATATTCTATTAATTTTGGTATCATTCCATATGGCATCTTTATCAATTTATTTTTTATACTATCTGTTATATGACTCAAATCTTCATTTCCATAGCTATTAAGTTGTATATTATTAGTTTGTGTATTATTAATTGTAGTATCTCCCACCTTATCTATTAGACTTTCTATTTGTTTGTACAAATGTTTTCGTTCTTGCTCAAATAATTTTTTTTGTTCTTCCAACAAATTTATTAATATTGTATTTTCATTATTTTTTTTGAGTTTTGGACAATAGTTTAATTGATGCCGTTTTAAATGACCTTTAGTACTTAAATGCTTATTACAATTACCACACACAAATAATTTATTACCATAATTAGAGTCATCAAAATTATTCTTTTTATTCTTTTTTTGACCACAGTTGTGGTCATTTGTGGTCAATTTACCACAATTTGTGGTCATTTGTGGTAAAAATTTATTCTTTTTTTGAATTATCTCTTCATGTTCTCTTATATTATTACAATGTTTTTTTGTTTTTAGGTGTCGATTGTAATTTGCTTTTAAATTTGTAAGGAAATTACAACACTTACATTCAAATGACTTCATATTATATAATAAATATTTTTTTTTTAAATAATTATTTTATTCTTTTTTATTCTTTTTTTATTCTTTTTTTATTCTTTTTTATTCTTTTTTATTCTTTTTTATTCTTTTTTATTCTTTTTTTATTCTTTTTTTTTTTAATAAGTAATTGTTACCATAAATATAGATGTAAAATATAAAAAATATAAGGAAAATACAAAAAAAAGAATAAATTTACCTTTACCACAAGCATTTTTTTTGGGGGGGGG